CCATCCCAGGTACTTTATCTATAAAGCTAAAAGGATCAATTTGTATAGGAAATTTATTAGTTTTAGCTAATTTAGTATCATCATTTCTTATATCATTTTTACCACTAGATAATCCTAAAAAATAACTATCTTCATTTTCTATAGAATTTAAAAAATCAAATAAATCTGGATTAGCTATAATATTTTTTGAATATATAATTAGATTATTCATATTCAAAATTTGTAAGTTAGTATCAATAAAATTTTGATCAATTATATTTCTAGGTGAAATTTTTGGTTGTTTTAATGTATTTGTATTTTCAATCGAAACTGTTCTATCAAATTCAAATTTGTTTAAAAAGCAATTAGTTAAAAATGTATCTTTACCACTTAGTAATTTAGATGACGTGCTAAAAGACTTGCCAGTATAAGCTTTGCCTTCTTGGATATTAAATAATCCACTGTAATCAACTCCACTTAAAGTAAAGGAGTCACCATTAGTATATTTAAAATAGTCAATCATTTGTAATTAATAAAGTTTATATCGTTTATAACAGTAGTTTTAGGTAATACATTAGTAATATTATTAAGCAAAATATTTTTAACCTCTTGCGATATATCTGGACTAATATTTAAATTCTTTACATTTATATCAACTATATTACTCTTATTCTTAAGATTAGTGTTAATAGAATTAACTATCTTAATATTATCTGTAAGATTTCTCATTCCACCAGGTAGTGAAATAGTTAAGTCTTGAATTTCATCTATGTTAATTCCAAAAATATATCCAAGCTCTTGGTATTTTTGTAAGGGTTGTAAAGTTAAGTATAAGTTATCGATAAACAACTTATTAGTTGCATCATTAAATAAAATTTCAATCTTATTATCAGCATTTGCTTGCTGAATAAAAATATCACCAAATAATAGTTTTTTAGTAAACATTTGAAAAGCATTTATTTCAAATGAAAATATTATATTTGTATTAAGATATAAATTACATATTCCTTGAACAGCATTAAAGGATAAAAATATATTATTTTTTTCAAATTTATCTATATCAAAAGTATGCGAAAAGCTATTTTGTAATATACGGGTATCTAAATCTGTACCCGCAGTGCTATTATCAAATAAATTAAATTCAAAGTTAACAGTATTACCAGTTTTACTAAAAACAAATCCACCGTTAATATCGTTACTATCTGAAAATATATCAAAATCCCCAGCTTCATTTTGATAAGTAAATCCTAAACTAAAGCCTCCATTCTCATTAATAGTATTAAAATAGTTATTTACTCTATTGTTAATTCTCGCAGTATCACAAAAATTAGTAGGCGACTCTCTTAAAAAGTCTTTTCTTTGAACTCTTACATACTTATACCTTTTCTGTGGTTCAAAAGTTAAATCACTCTTCTTATCAAAATATAATTTTTTCTTTACAGAATTTTTTAGTGTAGCATTATTTCTTACTATATTTTCAACTGCTTTTTCATATGTAACGTTGAAGATAGGCGATGCTGCTAAAGCTTCTTCTTTTGTAGTATAGTCAGGATAATAATATCTATCTACCCAAATACTTTCTTGACCTATTCCACCTGAAAGCCAAGTACATAGATAAGTTACATTATCCTTTTCAATAGAATCGTCATCTAACCTATACACCCTATCAGATAAATCAGGTCTCTTGAAAGAAAACGAACCGCATTTTGTAAATTTTGTATCATTAATATTTAACTTAGTAAATGGTTCCATTGAGGAAGGTGTAGTAAAGAAAGTTGTACCAGGTTTAATAATTATATCAAAATTATTATATACAAAATTTAAAGCTAAAGTTTCATTTTTCTCACTATCTATATCAGATAGTATAGATGTATACTTTCTTAAATTCTGACTAAAAATAGTAGTTTCAGAAGTAGAAAGTAAGTTATTAGAGGAAGTAAATTGATCTTGCGTATTAACTATATTTTTAAGATTTATTAAATTAAAATTTAACTTATTATTATTTGATGAGCTGTATAAAAGATAGTTTGAAGGTAAATTAAAATCACTTTTACTATTGTCAACCTGTCCGGCATTATTATAAGTAATAAAGCTAGTATTATAGGGAGAAGGTATACTTAAATTAATTTCTTGATTTAATTTTATAGAACTGTTTGCTATAAAAAACTGATTTGCTTTTGTAGTATTACTATCTATTAATTTAGCTTTTAAACTATTTCCATCACTTAACAAAATATACTTACCATCAATTTTATTTGAATAAAGATTTATAAAAGTATCTCTTTTATATTTTATCAAATTATATTCTATATTACGTCCGCTTGAGCTGATTTTATTCTCAGCTACAAAAATTACCTTTCTGTTATTATCACTATCAGCTGCATCATCACTCACTACTAGAAAATATCTAATATTATTTGCTATGGTACTAACTCTACAAATAAAATCATCAATAAAGATTATTTCAAAATCACTTGCTTGACTACTTCTTTCAGTAAAAGAAGTTTTTCCATAATATTCAGCATTAAAGATATCATCACTATCTTTGAAAGAAGATAATGATGGTGTATTGAAAGATAGATAGTTTTGACTTGAAGTTGTAAAGTTTAATGTAGTAAAAAACGATTTAGGTTTAACTTTTATTTCTTTAGTAGAAATAACATCATCTAATAAAAATTCGTCCGTAAGATAAAAATTAGTAAAATTTAAATTCTTAAAATCTTGAATGCCTGATAAAGCTGAAATAAAATTTAAACTAAAGTCTCCATTATAGGTTTGTCTATACTGATCTAATGTCATATCCATAGGACATATATCAGCATCTACTGAACTTAAAGCACTTAAACTAGATTTAACCAAACAACCCATTTTATATATTTATTCTGAGTTCTCTTTATAAGATTTGTTATCAAGTTGAACCAAATAACTGTTATTTTTAGTTAAAAAGGTAACTCTAGAGGTGCTAGTTGCATCATTTAACATGTCGACACCTACTATATCAATATCTTCAACATTTTCATAATAACTTTGAGAGTTAACTATTATAGGCACATTAAAACGCAAAGTTTCTCCAGTAACATACCCTATATTCATTTTAAAATTAAGTGACTTTTTCAAAGCGAAAGAAGAAGGGTAATATTTATGCGTATAATTATTAGTAAATGTTACTGGCGTGACACCTTTTTCTACTTCAGGAAAAATAGATTCAGTTCTATAATCTCTATAAATTTTTATATCAGGATTGAATACATCAGATCCATCGCCCCAATCTATAGTAACATAGGTAGGAAATACTTCTGTGTATATATTAGAGATATCCAAAGTAACTTCAGTAAAATCAAATAAATTTATTTCATCCAATATCTTTTCTGAATTAATATCTGCTTTTGTAGATGATAATGATAAATTAAAAGTGTTCATAGTATTAAAGCTGCAGAAGAAAGAGGTAGTTTAGAAGTTGAAAGAGTAGGTACAGAAGAAGAGAGAGTAAATATAGCATTACTTAAATCTAAAGAGCCTAACTCCTTTTCAAAATTATCAGTAAATCTACTATTATTACTACTAAAGGTAGTATTGTCTAAGAAGTTTACACTATCTTTATATTCAAAGAGATAGTTAACTAATAAAGGACCTTTATTAAGATCTTTAAGTAAGACAGCTAAATTAAATTGTTCATTATCACTATTATAAGTTAAAAATGGCTTTCCACTTTCTACATAAACTGAATCAAATGAAGATAAATTAAAATTACAGTTTTCAGCATTATTACCTGTAGTAGGAAAAATTTGCACTGTTTTATCTTCCTGGAAGTTATACTTAAAAATAGTTGGATAAACTCTAATATTTTTAAATGTAATTTGTTCTTTTTGCAGTCTACAATAAAATACATCACTACCAACTTTCAATCGATTACTTACTTTATCAAAGAAATTAGTATTAATATTCAAAGTAGATGTAAACGTATTAGGTGTTACAAACTTATTATCTTGATACGAAGTCTTTTCAGTTATTAAGAACGAGCTAGTTTCAATAAACAAAGTATCATATAAAATATCAAAATTTACAACTTTATTTGATAGCTCATGACATATAGTAGTATTATATTTACCCGAAAGATAATCTAATGTTTCAGTTAGCTCTTGTACAGCTGAATCACTTGAAGCCTTGTTAATATTTTTTACATAAATTTTTCCAATATGTTTTTGTCTATCAAAACTGGATTCAGTAGCTGTATCAATAGTGGAAAACGAAGAAGCATTTTCAGCATCTACAGTATCATTATATAAAAATCCTTCTTCAGCTTGGTTGTAATTAAAAACTATATTGTCAGTAAATCTAGAACCATCGTAATTCTGTACACCATTACCACCAGATAATCTTACATTATAAGTAAAGTTACCTGAAAGACCTTCATATAAAGCTATTCCAGGCTTGTAAGCTGTACCTGGTCCAGTATTGTCGCTTAAAGCTCTAACTACTGTTAATCCTCCATCATAGTAACCTATACCTGCTTCTACTAATTCGGAAAAATAAAATTGATCTGCACTATCGCTAAAAGCACTTAGACCTGACTTAACGGGATCAGCTAATGCTTCAGCATCGGAAAATCTAAAATAAGCACCTTCTTTAATATCAGCATCAAACGTAATTGAATCAGGCCTTGTATAATCTACTTCTAAATAACTTGAAGGTTGTATTAGCTCTTGATATGGGTTAAAGAATCTACTAAAAATATAATATGAAGATAGAGGTAAATCAGGTGATTGGTCTCCCGGCGCATCAAAACCATTAGTAAAGCTTTCTAAACCTGATCTAATAGTTTCGGTATAAGTAGAACTATCAGTTATATCATAATCAAAATTATATCCTTCGTTATATAAATCGTCAAAAAATGTATATCCATTTATAACTAAATTTTTAATAGTCTTAGGAATTTCAAAAGTTAAATTATTTCTATAATAGTCATTATCTTTTACTAGACCAAATATATTACCAAAAATATCTTTTTTACTATCATCAATATAACCTTGATCGTAAAGATAAGATAAATCAGTATTTAAATCTCTCTTATCTTCTATTTCCGATACATACCCTAAAAATGATGTACTCTCTTTATCAGTATTAGGTTGATTTTTTGCTATACCTTTACTGCTGTTATTTATAGAAGTAGAAGTATCTACTATAAAAGTAAGAACGGAATCAGTATTAGTAAATAAATTTGGATCAGGGAATATGTAAAATTGATTAGGCTTATAATCTTGCTTAGTAAAGAAATCTATTCTCTTACCTTGAATAGTTACTACGCCAGAATTATGAGGTCTAAAAAATCCTAAATCTCTTTCACTTATTATTTGATCAGAAAATATAGAAGCTGTAGAAGGATAATCTTGATTTAAAAAGTTTGCATGAGGTTTATCAGCTTTAAAAAGTATCCCCAAGTCGGGAGTTCCGTTACTGTCAGTTGACAAATAATAAAAATCAGAACCTATAAATTTTTCAGTTTGTCTTTTTTTAGAACTAAGTGTTTGATCAACTTCCTTTAAAGATTTTAATTCATTACTAAGAGATGAAAATAATTCATCAACTAAGTCTGATTCTAACGTAGTAAATAAACTCGCTTCTTTAGCTAATATACCAGGTTCGTATTCTTTATAGTTAGCTCCGTAGTTATTTACATTAGGAGGTGTGTTAAAATACTGTGAAAAATTATCATAATATTCAGTTAAAGAAACAGATAAATTATTCTTTATATCCTCAATACTATAATCAATCTTACCGGTAGATCTATTTTCTAAAAAGTCTATAATTATATCTTTTGAAGCTTGCTCAACCCCTACGCTACTTCCTTTAACCTTGCTTTTAGTTAATGAATAATGTAAAGTGTTACGCTTCTTCTTATAATAAGCTATAATATCTCTTATCTTTTTACTAAAGAAAGACATAGCAATTTGAATATCATGACTATCGTCAAAATCTAATTGCGTTAAAAATTTTCTCTCTGCATTAGATGAGAAATTTAAAGTAATATCTTTTAAAAAGTCTCTATATCTATCTAAAATAGAACTTGCGTTAGATTGATTCAACGCTACGCTTCTACTATTCCATGTGTTAATGTAATTATTATAAAAAGCAGTTAAAGTTTCAGGCTTATAGCTCTCACTAACTGTTTCTATAAACTTAATAAAAGAGTATGGAGCAAACTTATCTAATGCTTCATCACTATTTACATTAGGATTAGTTATAGACTGGTTTACATTTGGAAACCCTGTAGTAATGTTATCCATTAAACATATTTATCTCTAAAATAGGGATAGACTACTAAATAAAGAGTTTCGTATGTTAATATCAAAGATATTATCATCACCCTCTAGATTTTCTAAAGGTTCGTCAAAACTAACAGTAGTTAATCCACTATTATAATCAATTAAACCACTAAAAATGGTATTATCAGTTACTGCAGAAAGTGAATAAAATTCATAGAAGTTATTTACCGTATTTATATCATATGTACTAGGTAGTATTAGAGGCCAGCCCCAAGTATTACCTCCACTGAGAGAAGAGTTAGTAACTGCAGTACTATAATCACTAAGCATATATGTGTTAGCATTTTTAGCTCCTCCACCTGTATTTAACCCACTTAAAGCACTTAAAGGCTGAAATGTATTTAATCGTAAATAAGTGTTACTATATTTTTCATAAGCTACTAAATCATTACCAGCAGTAACTTCATATGTTAATGAGCTTACTTCTGGTCCAAGATTTCTTCCATTTATTTCTTTTGTTGTAGTACCTTTAGGATCATAATTTTCATCAAATTTATTTTTACTACCTCTAAATTTATTATAGTTAATACTTAAAGTATCTATAAATCTCTTTACCTGTTCGGGTTCTTGAGCTAAAGCTCTATCAAAAACAATTCCATTATCATCAGTTAAAGATGCTAAACTTATTAGAGATTTAACATCACAAATATCGATATCGGCATTATTTGAAACAAAATTGAAAACCTTTTCATAAAGCTTTTTACCAAGAATATCATACCTACTACTAATATTACCAAATATTGTGCCTACAAAATCATCAAAGAAAATATTTTTATCTAATAATATTTCCTGAAATCTCATATCTTTTATATTTTGTTCAAAGTCAAAATCTTCATTTTGTTTATAAAAATTATAGAAATCTTTAGGATAGGCGGAAAATGTAACTAACCCATTAACTGTAGAAAGTAATGAGCTGTTGGTGTTAAATGTATATTGATTTCTTGCACTTAAAGTTAATCTAGTTGAAGTTGATGAAAGATTATCATTAAAGGTTAGCATTCCTCGATACCAAAAATCAGTATCTATATTAGATAATGAATTAGCTAAACTCTCTATAGTATAGTATGTACTTTGAACTATATTATTATCATCGTAAATATTACTTGAAGCTCCAGATAATAAAACAAAAGTAGGAGTACCTGCAGTAAGTGACTTCATGGTAAAGTTATCATTATTAACTGGGGTAATAATAAAAGGTATTCCTAAACCTTTATATTGAGTCTTACTAATTGCAAAGGATTCTTTTTCTATACCTTCACCAGTTATACCCGTTGAAGTAAATTTTATAGCACTTAATGTCTGCCCGGAAGTAGGACTAATAAAAGAGGATAAAGTAATATCAAAATTATTGGTATAATTATTATTTTTATATCCCTTCAGACTATTAGAAAATATATTTTCTCTATCTTTAAAAAACGATATATTAATAGGTGTATCTTGGTCTTCTGCTTTTACGTAAATTTCTTTACTACCAGAACTCCCTACATAAACACTTGATAAGCTAGAACTAAGCCCAGCCACTATTGCACCATCAGAAGTTAATCTGGCGTAAATATCAGTTGATGATAAAGATATCTTATCTATTTCAACAAATTCATAACTAGATAAAGTTGGAAGATATGACTTTTCATATATAGAAAAATATTTCTTAAGAGAGTTAAATTTATTAGGAGATAAATTAAAATAATTTTTATATTCGTTTCCTGATATACTATAATATATTTCTTGAAAATCTTGATAGAACGGCGATTTAGAAGTAACTGTAATAGGACCAGATATTTCACCAGCTGATAAAACTAGAGCCGGTTTAGAATTAGCAATATCACCAGGTGGCATGCTTAATGTAAAGGTATTAGTGATATAATCTTTAATATGTACTGAATCACTATAAGAAGCTAGAATAGAGTTATTCTTACAATCTCTTATAACCATACGTACTGTATATTCACCTGGATATTCATATACATGTGAACTACTTAAGTTACTACCGAAGCTACCATCTCCAAAGTCAAATGTTATTTTTTGATTATTAAGAGGCACCTCTCTACTATTATCTTCTGGTATTCGTGCCTTAAAAGTAAGAGGAGTAATGTCTAAATTATACGAAGAAAGTTTCGCCTCTCCTTTATAATCTATGACATCAAAAATAGCATAGTCTGTTTTAATATTACTCATCTACAACCTTAATACGTTTCGTTAATGAAAAAGGAGAATATAAATATGGAAATTTAAAATATGGCAAAGTTATATTTTGATTTACCAGAGTCATATCACTAGTTTCATATAAAGGATTAAACGATAAAAATGAAACAGTGTCTATACTACTACCAGTAGTTTCATTTTTTGTATAAATTCTTTTAACTCCTTCAAGCGAGAGTATATCGTTACTTAATTTATTTAAATCTATATTCTGTCCTAGTTTATTATTAGATGGATCAAAGAAAGATTTTATTAAATTAGCAGCTCTACTGCTTAAAGTATTTTTGTTTATTTTATTATTAATCTCTCTAACTAAATATAAATTTGTATCTTCAAGCAAATCTTTATTCAAATCAGATGTATTAGTAAATCCTAAACCATACGCCATATAAATTGGATCTCTAGGTACAACAGTATTTGAAACCATCTTTCTATCCTTGCAAGTTTCTATAATTAAATTTTTAAATGATTCAGAAAGATATGGAGGAAAGAAATTATCTTGTGTTACCGTAAAGTTCGGCGCGCAAAAAATATTAATGTTGTTAAAATCACACGAATCAGCAAAGTTAATTTGGTTTATTAAAACTCTATTAACTTTATTTGGATCAACGCATATGTCATAAAAATATTGTATATATTCATT